TTGGAAGAACTTAGCAAAAAAATCAGACCGAAATTTCCGTTGATTGCCCACTGGGTGCATGACGGCATGAGCAAGGGACAGATTGCAAAGCGATTGGGATTAAAAAAGAAAGAGTTTTTAAAGCTGATTGCCGAATGTTCCGATTTAGAAACGCTCATGGAATCCAGCGATGCGGAGTTTATGAATGCAAAAATTGAAGAAGCACTATTTAAAAAAGCGAACGGATTTTCTTACACCGAAACCAAAACGGTGGATAAGGGAAACGGCGAGGAGGTTACCGAAACAACCAAATATGCCGCCCCGGATATGAGTGCAATCAGCTTCTGGCTCCGGTATATGGACCCGAAAAAGTGGGATGAAGGAAAAGAAAAAGGGACAGAAAATGAAGGCGGAGTGGTGATTCTGCCGGAAATTGTGACGGAAGGGTAAATGAAAAATGCAAAGTGCAAAGTGCAAAGTGCAAAATGACAACCATTTTGCATTCTACATTTAAAATTTTGCATTTAAAAAGGGGGTGTAAATGTGAAAAAAAAAGAAATCCCGGTCGCCTGGAAGCCCCAGAAACGACAAGCGGAATTTTTAGCACGTCCGGAGTACGAAGCACTCTACGGCGGTGCGGCAGGGGGCGGAAAAAGTGAAGCCTTGGTTGCAGAGGCACTGCGGCAGGTACATATTCCGCACTACAAAGCCATCATCTTCCGAAAAACCTATCCGCAGCTACGGGAGCTGATTCAGAAAAGTCATCGGATTTATCAACCGGCTTTCCCGGATGCGGTGTATCACTCGACTGACCATTGCTGGATTTTCCCAAGCGGTGCAAGAATCTATTTCGGTTCGATGCCGAATCAGGACAGCTACGAGAACTATCAGGGCTTATCCTTTGCCTTTATCGGCTTTGATGAGTTGACGCATTTCACCGAGGACGAGTATCTCTACCTAATCGGCAGAAACCGTGCCGACGGTGCAGGCTTACGGGTGTATATCCGTTCAACTGCAAACCCCGGCGGCAGAGGTCATGCATGGGTGAAGGAGCGGTTTATCACAGCGATGCCACCCAACACTCCCTACCATTACGAGGTGGAATTGGTGGGCGAAAATGGCATCCGGCAGACGGTAAAGCGGAGTCGGATTTTTATTCCAAGCTCGGTCTGGGACAATCAGATTCTTCTGGAAAATGACCCCAATTATCTTGCAAATCTTGCAATGCAGACCGAGGCAAAACGCCGGGCGTTACTCTATGGGGACTGGAACAGCTTTGACGGGCAGGCGTTCATTGAATGGAAGAACAACCCCAACCCCAAGCAACAGTACACTCATGTGATTGAGCCGTTTGAAATTCCGGCACATTGGAAGCGTTACCGGAGCTTTGATTTTGGCTATGCAAAGCCCTTTGCGGTGCAATGGTGGGCACAGGACCCGGACGGAGTTTTGTACCTTTACCGGCAGTTTTACGGATGCACCGATTCGCCCAATACCGGTATCCGGATGGAACCCCGGCAGATTGCAAGGAAAATCCGGGAAATTGAGGATGAGTATGAAAAGGGGACACATATCACCGGAATTGCCGACCCGTCTATCTGGGATGAAAGCCGTGGAATAGACGGAACTGTTATCTATATGATGGAGCGGGAGGGCATCTATTTTGAAAAGGCAGACAATCAGCGGATTCCAGGGAAAATGCAGGTGCATTATCGCATGGCATTTGACGAAAACGGACGGCCGATGATGTATGTCTTTAAAACCTGCAAGCACTTTATCCGCACCATTCCCTCGTTGGTTTATTCCAATGTGAATGTGGAGGATATCGACACCACGCAGGAGGATCATGATTATGATGCCATGCGGTATCTGTTTATGGCAAATCCGATTCCGCCAAGAAGGCATGAAGCACAACACAAACAAGAATGGAACCCTCTTAGCTGAGGGACAGAAAATGGAGGTAAAAGGATGGAAGAAAATATTTTGAACGCAAATCAGACAGAGGAGGTCGTTCAGCCTCAGGATGTAGAACAAATGGATCAGGAAAGCTTTGAGGCTTACATTGAATCGGTGAAAAACGCAGACGGTGAAGTACAAACCGTCCAATCAGGCACCACCGAGCCTGCAGAAGATAAGCCTTACATGAGCTTTGCAACCCGGGAGGAGCTGCAAGCATTTCAGAATCAGACCATCGGAAACCGCTTGCGTGAAATCCGGGAGGCAGAAGAGGAGCGTAAACGGGAGTTTGACAGTCTGCTACAGTTTGCAAAAAATCGGTATCAGACCACAGAGGACGGGGATGCAATCGCACGCATGATGCAGGAGCTGACTCAGAATGAGCAGGAAGTCAAAATGCAGCAGCAACAGATTTCGCAAAAGGCAGAAGCAATTCAGGCCGATTGGCTCCGTCAGGCAGAAGCAATCCGGGAACGGATTCCGGAATTTGATTTAGAGCGTGCCTTTTTGAATCCGGCGTTCTACAAAAAGGTGGTGGAGGAGCGCGCATCCATTGCCGAAGCATATCTTTTTACAAAGGAAAAGACACCGCCCGAGCGAAGCATCCGTGAGGTAGGAAATTCTCCCGGCGGAATCGGCGGACGTGTCAACACGGATGTGGGAACTATGTCGGACGATGAGTTTGATGCATACATCAGAAAAATCAAAAATGAATAGGGTTGTAAAAAAGCCCGGAATGAAAGAAAGTTCCTATCATCTGTAGGGGCGGATATTATCCGCCCGGATTACCATATTGGAACAAAAACAAAATGAAAAGGAGAAAAAAACATGACAGAAACAGAAAAGAATCTTAATCTAAACACCACTGCCTCCGCAGGCAGTCAGCCGTTATTTCAGGCGGCATTGAACAGACATATCATCACAAAGGCAAAGCCGAAGCTGGTGCATCATCAGTTTGGTCAGCCGACCAAAATCCCGAGCGGCAAAACCAAGACCGTAACCTGGGACAAGATGAATCCGTTACCCAAGGCAAAAACACCGCTTACCGAAGGTGTTACCCCGAAGGGAACTGCAATTAACATTTCCCGCATCACCGATACCCCAAAGCAATACGGTGCGTATGTGTCCACAACCGACGAGTTTGATTTTTACAAGAATGACCCGTCTCCGGAGCTGTTGCGTCTGAATGAAATTTTAGCAGACAATGCCGGTGAAACACAGGACAGCTTAACCGCAGACGTGCTTGCATCGGGTACAAACGTACAGTATGCAGGCGGCAAGAACAGCCGTTCCGAGCTGACCGAAGCCGATGTCATGACGGTAGAGGAAATCAGAAAAGCGGTCAGAACCTTGAAAAACAACAAGGCAAACCCGATTGGCAGAGACTTTGTTGCAATTGTAGATCCGGACGTTGCGTTCGATTTAATGAGTGACGATGCCTGGGAAAAGGTCAAGACCTACTGTGACCCGAAGGATATGTACAGCGGTGAAATCGGACGTCTTTACGGTGTGCGTTTTGTCGAAACCACCGAAGCAAAGGTATTCCGTGGTGAGGATTTAGCAACCGACAAGTCCGAGCTGTTAGTCGCAAAAATTGACGGAGCAAAGCTCTATGTTGCCGATACCCTTACCCAGGAGGAAGCAGCTGCATTGTCTGGCAGAACCATTGTTGTAAACGGATTTTTATACACCGTTTCCTCCGCAACAGCAGGAGAAAATGGCGAAGCTTATCTGACTTGTTCCGAAGCGATTTCGGAATCGGTAAAAGCCGGAATGCGTGTCTATCCGGGCGAAGGAACTGCAAACGGAAAGCCGGTTCATGCAACGCTGGTCATCGGAAGAGATGCCTACGGTGTCACCGACCCGAAGGCAAACTTAGAAACCATTGTCAAGGCGTTAGGCTCTGCCGGTAGTGCAGACCCGCTCAACCAAAGAGGTACCATCGGCTGGAAGTGTCATCACTTGGCAAAGATTCTGGTGGATGAGTATATGGTGAGAATTGAGTCTGTTGCAACTGCAGACTGATAGGGGCTGTTAAAAATGCCCAGAACGCAAGAAAATAGGGGGATGAAACCTTAAAGGCGAAAAATCTCAAATTAGATTTCCCTTTTTCTTGCTATGAACAAACTTCGCCACTCGGCGTACCTCTGTACGCCGTCGGGTAATCCCAAACAAGGTAATTCCTTGTTTGGGCTCAGTTTGTCCATTCTGAACATTTTTTCCTATCCCCTATGAATGGGTAAATAGGGGCGGGGTATCCTGCCCCTTATGGTTTATATGAAAAATGAAAAGTGTGAAGCGCAAAGTGCAAAGTGCAAAGTGCAAAATGCAAAATGTGAAATGACAATCATTTTGCATTCTACATTTTAAATTTTGCACTTACTAAGTGGAGGATAAAAACATGAAAAAGACAGAACAGGAATTAACAGCATTTTACGAAGAAAAGGTGCCGGTGATGATTCGCCGTCCGGCAGGGATGCCGATTGGTGCAAGTCATACGGTGACGCATAACGGAAAGAACTATCAAATCCAGTACGACGAGCAGGTGATGATTCCCAGAAAAATCGCCCTGATTTTGCAGGAGAAGGAACGAAACGAAAAAAAGCTGGAATTAAGAATGGCAAATCTTGCCGGTACGGTGCAGAATCTGGACGGTGAGTAAGATGAGGATAAAAACACATCCGACCAATCAGGAAAAGGCAATGTATATCAGTAATTTCCGGGGGTTGAACCGGCATATTTCCTGCGGGGATAATGAATTTTACGATATGCAGAATCTGAGTACGGAAAAGTACCCTTATCTGTCCCCGAGAAGCTCGAGAGAAAAATCAGAACTCTATGGAAAAATACAGAATGATGCCGGGGAATGGGAAGAGGTTTTTACAGCACGTGCGGTCATTGCACCGAATGAGGCAGATACGCCGGAAGGCTTTTGCGGAGTCATCGGAACAGACTTTTACTATAACGGACGAAAAAAACAGATGCAGGTTGAGGCGGTTTATGATTCTGACGGCACTTATCGCTACGGAATGGCAATTGATGAAACCGGTGTGGTGCAGCTGTTATATTTAAACGGAATGATTCTGATTCACGGATATGAATGCGAGAGCCGACCGCCGTATCTCTACTATTACAATACTAAGGGCACCAAGGATATGGTGCAATGTGCAGAGTATGACCAAAGCTGGAACCTCGGTGAGTATGAGGTAAAGATAATAGAAGATACCAACACCATGAAAATTATTGCTTATCATGAAAAAAGGACCAGCCATTCGGGAAAATTCTGGGATTTAGAAATCGGAGAATCGGTGTTTGTGGACGGGGTTATGACCTATTCGGACAGTCGCTATGACGACTTTGGGGACAGTGTAGTTGTGGATGCAATTGTGGCCGAAATTACAGACCTAAACACCGGGACCAATGGAAATCTGAAAAAATGGACCTCGACGCTGACGCTCTTCTGCACCAATCAGAAAGGGGAAAGTCCCTTTACTAACACAAAGAGTCTGACGGTCAATCATGTTTATCGCAAAATTCCCTATATGACAAGGCTTGCCGTAAAAAACGGAAGAATCTGGGGTGCAAATCCGAACGGAGAGGTGGTTTATGCATCCGCTTTTCCGGAGTTTTTCCGGTTCCGGCAATTTGAGGGAGTCAGCTCGGACAGCACAATCATAGATGTCGGAACGCAAGGTGCATTTTTGGGCGTATACTCATATCATGATACTATAGTGGCATTCAAGAAAAACAGTATGGAGGTTATCTACGGAAATTTACCTAAGGAGTTTGCGGTCGGGAAAAGCTATCCGGAGTGCGGTTGTCTGGACGAAAACTCCTGCACAGAGGTAGGGCAGATGTTCTATTATCTGGGGTATCAGGGGTTTTACTGCTACAACGGAACCCGACCGCAGTTGATATCAGAAGCACTCGATTGCACCTATCAAAAGGCTTACGGTTTTACCGACGGAATCTGCTATTTTGCCTCAGCAGAACGTGCAGATGGCGTGTGGGAGCTTTTATGCTATGATCCACGTTACGGAATCTGGATGAAGGAGGATGGCTTGCGTGTGACAGGAAGCTTCCGGTATGGGAATGAAACCTACCTGCTATGTGAGGATGGAATTTTAAAAATGAATGCAGGCACAGAGCCGGTGGAGTGGTTTGCCGAGACAAAGCCCTACCTTCGTTCCCAACAGCAGGGCTGTTTTGAGCTGTGGGTGCTTGCGGAGTTAGAACAGGGCGAGCATCTAAAGCTTTTTTGCGCCGTCGGGGATGGGGATTGGTATCATGCAGGGGACATCCGGGAGGAGCATCCGCACCGGGTAGCGCAGTATTACTATATCCCAATCCGGTGCAAAACCGACCATGCAATCCGGTTCCGGATTGCCGGAAAAAAGCATTCGGTGATTCGTGCAATCGAAATCAGGTACGATTCTGCCGGAAGAGATTATATGGAATAGGAGGGAGCAACGGATGGGAATGAAAAAATTTGAGGTGTTAAAGCGTGTAGATACACTTTGTAAAAATCCGTTTTCTGCAGAGGAAAAAAGAGCATGGTGTGCCGAGCTGGATGCAATGCTCAAAAAAGAGTATTATCGTATGGATGCACCGGACGTCGGGGAGGAGGAAACCCTTCCACCGCCGCCGTATGATGCAATGTATATAGATTTTGTGATGGCAAAGTGTTGCTACTATCAACGTGATTTTGATGCGTACAATCAGCACATTACGGCATTTAATTCCAAGCTTTCGGATTTTTCAAACTGGTATATCCGGACGCATATGCCAGAGCGGGAAACCGAAAACAAAATTAAGAATTGGATATAGGAGGATGCGGCATGAATCAGTTCAAGGTGGCGGAACCACCGGCAGAAACCGGGAATCCGGAGGCGGATATCAAGGCTTTGCTTGCGTGGTGTCACAGCCTTTATGAGAGTTTATGGAGTATTTATTTTTTAGAAAGCAGAAGAGAGGAGGAAAACGAATGAGAGAAAACACAATCAAGGTCTTTTTCTCGGCAGCTGCGGCGGTGATGTTATCCTATTTCCGGGTGATGGCAGTCCCGATTGCTGTATTGCTGGGATGTATGGTGCTTGATTACATATCCGGGCTTGCCGCAGCATGGTACACAGGATGCGTGAATTCCAAGATCGGAAAGCATGGTGCAATCAAGAAGGTTTGCTATATGCTTTTGGTGATTGTGGCAGGCGTGATTGATTGGCTTTTATACAGCGGTCTGGTATCGGTGGGCGTGGATTATGCGCAGAACTATCTGCTGGGACTGATTGTATCAGTCTGGCTGATTTTAAACGAGCTAATCAGCATTTTAGAAAACTGTGTCAAGATTGGTGTTCCGGTGCCAAGGTTTTTAAAACCGATTGCTGAGCGCCTGAAGATTTTTACCGAAAAGGAGGGAGAGTTTCTTGGAAATCAGGACGGGGACAAGATGTAATCCGAAAAATTATACCGTCGGAAGGTCGGATGCCGTCCGGTATCTGGTGATTCATTACACCGGGAACGACGGTGATACGGCGGAGAATAATGTCCGATATTTTGCCAATAACAGCGTCGGGGCATCGGCACACTTTTTTGTAGATGCGAATGAGGTTGTCACCAGCGTGCCGGAATCGGACACCGCATGGCACTGCGGTGCAAAGACCTATCAGCATCCCCAATGCCGCAACAGTAACAGCATCGGGATAGAGCTGTGCAGCTATCGGGAAAACGGTGTATATAATTTTTTGGAAGGGACACTAAATAATGCGGCGGAGTTGACTGCATTTCTATCAAAGAAGTATGAGATTCCGGTCAATCGGATTCTTCGGCACTATGATGTGACCGGAAAGCAATGCCCGGAGCCGATGCTCCGGGATGCAGAGCTGTGGCAGAAGTTTTTAAAGGAGGTGGAGCTGAGAATGGAAGTAACGGATTTGGAAAAGCGGATTACGGCATTGGAGTCTGCCAATGTCTATCAACGCATGGAGGAGATACCCCAATGGGCAAGACCGACGGTGGAAAAGTTTGTGCAAAAAGGAATCCTGCAGGGAGACGGAACCGGTGCATTGGGATTGACCAACGAAATGTTAAGAGTGTTTGTAATTCATGACAGGCTCGGACTGTACAACTAAGGAGGAATCAAATGGAAACAATGGAATATCGGGGCAAGGTAGCCCCGGAACTAATCAGCAAGGCACTCAAAATGTACGAGGTGTACAAAAGTGAGAAGCAGCCTTTAAACGACAGAATCTGTGAAAATGACCGATGGTATAAGCGGTGGCATGAGGTGAACACTCTGCCACCTTACCGGGATTCGGATAATGCCTTAAATAGTGCAACGGCTTATGTGTTCTCGGCAATTGAGAATAAGTATGCGGATGCAATTGATAATTTTCCGTATGCACATCTTCTGGAAAGAGAACCTGGGGACAGAAAAACAGCACAGATTCTTTCAAAAATTCTGCCGGCACAGCTGGAAATGAGCGGATTTAAAAAGTGCTACAAACGAAACTGGCGAAAAAAGCTCAAATTCGGAACCGGTATCTACGGCGTGTTCTATAACGCAGAGCAGGGCGAAATCGAACTGCAGGCATTGAATATCTTAAGTGTCTACTGTGACATGAATCTGCCGGATGTGCAGGATTCACAGTTTTTGTTCTTGTCGCAGGCAATCGACAACGCCGTGTTAAAGCAACAGTATCCGAAGTATGCGCATCTGTTTGACGGAGATGCAACGGTCGATACCTTCAGCGGCAGAAGTGTTGTGCGTGACCGTAGTGAGGTGCTGGATTGCTACTACAAAAAGCCGGAGGGTGGTGTACATCTTTTAAAGTTTGTAAAGGGGCAGGTGATTGATGCAAGTGAGGACATCCCAGGCTATGAAAAGGGGTTATACGCACATGGATGTTATCCGGTCATTTTCGATGTGCTTTATCCGCAGGAGGATTGTCCCTTTGGCTATGGTGTGGTGGATGTCATCCGCAATCCGCAGATGTATATCGACCGGCTGGACGGTATCATTTTAAAAAATGCG